TTACTTTGTTTAAAGTTGCTACTGAACCTGCACCTGTGGCACCTGCTGTTGCGGCCTCTGACAAATGTCTCTTTGTATTTTCGAGGACCACATCTAATGATTGCTTTCTGTTTCCAGAAAGTCCTTCAAGCAAGGCTTCCTTAGTTGCGGACCAGTTGCTTTCAAATAAATCTGCCATTTCTAACTCCTATTTTATTTTGAAAGTCCGGCTAATTTACGGAGAGTGTCGATTTCAACTACACTTTCCGCTTTGTCATCGGCTTCTGTTATTACAGTTGCCTTATTACCAGTGTGTTCACTAGTAACTGATTCTGACAACGTCTTCTTTACTCTTGGTGTTTCGCCATCTAAAACTGAAGGCAAGTACTTGTTAAAGGACTCTTCCAGTTTTTCAGTTTTAACACTTTCAAGTAGGTCAGACATAATTTCTTTCTTCTCTTTGCCAAGTGGGGCCATTAATTCGTTGAGTTTTTCCTTTCTTTCGAAACGATCTTCTGCAACTCTTAGTTTTGATTCAGTTAATTTAACTGCATCTTGACTATTAGCAATCTTTTCGTTTGCTTCTTTTAATTTAGTCTCCATCTTAGCGATTGTTTTTTGTACTTTCTTGAGTTCTTTTGCTTCATTCAAATAGCTCACGCCATATTCATTTGCAAATGCTTCAAAAATTCTGCGACCAAAGTCATTCTCACGAGCCTTAGTAATGTCTTCACGGAAAGATCTAACTTCATTAACAATTACGCCATTAACAACGCCTTCGACCTTGTTTGCGGCTTTCTTAATAAAGTCTTTCTTGGCTTCTGCTAATTGCTTCTTGCCTTCTCTTACCATTTTGACTTTCTGTTCCACTAGACCTTTTTTGTCTTCATGGAACTCGGATAGTTCACTAGCAAGTTGACCAGCAACAAAATTATCTAATTTCGTTACATGTTCACTTACCCTGGCTCTATCTGCTCTTAATTCCTTAACTTCTTTAGCAACTGCTTGAGTTACAAATTTGTCAAGTTTTTGAGCATGTTCACTAATGGCTTTGTGATACTTAACTCGATCACCAGCCAGTGATTCTTTTTCTGCGGCAATTTCGGCCACTTCTGCTTCAACTTTTTCAGTTACGAATTTATCCATTGCTTCAACGATTAGACCTTTGTCATGCTCGTATCTTTGGGCAAATTCTTCCCTAAGTTCTGCAGTAATTTCCTCTCTTGCTTCAGTAATTCTAGAATCCCAGGCTTCTTGAAGAGCTTCTTTGACATCAGTTGCCAATTCCGCATTTTCAAGTAGATCTGTAAAATTCACTGCCATCGTAGTCTCCTACTTAATTTTAAGTTCGTTGATGAAGCCAGTGATAGCCTTCATCAAGTGTTTTTCTGCACTTTTATCGTGTGTCAATGCACCAGCGGTGTCAAAAATTTGTGCACCGCCTCGCATGTTAAATAAACTCTCATATATAGTCTTGGGATAGGCATCTGGTGCACTTGGTTGTGCCACAATGTCTACTGTAACAATTTCGAATTCAGAAACACGACCACTTTCATTTACGTTTCCTGAACCTCTACTGCTTACACCAAGTTTTGCTCCTGCCTTTAATAATGCTCTTGCAATATTTCCCATTGGTGTTTCTATAATTTTAAGTTTGCCTAGACCGTTTGACTCGTCAAAACTCATACCTTGTATAATATGACTGACACGGTCCAAATTAATTTGCAATTCTTCTGGATGGTCTAATTCGCCCATCACAGTTTCACCTTTTTGCAATCGTTCGTTCACACTCTCGACAGCAGACTTAATTTCATCTTTTGGATAAATTCTACCGTTTTGGTTTTTAACTTCACCCTGGATGAAAAGTCCCTGCATAAACAAGTCTTTACCGTCTTGAGATTCAGATATCTGAACTCGAGACTGCTCAGGACTCATATATTCATACAGTTTATTTGCCATCGATTACTCCTATCAACTAAAAAAGATTATACTTTTTTAGGTTCAACGTTAATGTTGTCTGATGGTGTGTGATCTTTTGGGGAATTGTCACCGCTATTACCGTCGCTACCATCTTTAAGTGGCTCTAGACCTTCTTTTTGTCCGTCCACATCAAAGTTTTTCTTTGGTGCT